CTTTTCTGTGTACAAATCTCCCTAACGCCGGGGCATTTATGGCTAACGCATCCTCAAAAAGACAGCCGCTACAATTGCATTTAGAAAGCGGTAAAAAGCATTTAACTAACGCCGACAAAGAGGCCCGCGCGGACGCCGAGATCACAATGGGCCGCGTAGAATTTAACGAGCCGCTATACGTGCGCGCCAATAAAGAGGCACACAAAAAGTGGAAAGAGATCACGCGCATTTATAAGCAATCCGGCCTTTTTCTTGTCACTTCGACCGATAACGGCGTGCTCGCCCGCTACTGCCTGATATGGTCTGAGTACTTGGCGCTCGTCAAGAAACGAAAATTTTTAAATCAATTCAAGCCGCCGGACGATATCGGCGATCTTGATAATTACCTCGAAATTGAATTCGGGCGCGAGCGCGCGGCGTACCTTTGGAAAACTTTTGATTTCATGATCTCGCTTAACGGCTTGATAAAGCTCGACGCCAGCATAAACGCGAAATTGAAATCTTTACTTGACATTGAGGACCGTATATTTTTGAATCCGGCCTCGAAAGTGCGGTCGCTACCGATACGGCGGAAGCCAAAGCAGAAAGATAAGCTCGCCGATATGGGCTTCGATGTATGAGCGATCAGCTTGACGAGCTTTTACAGTATGTAAACGACTGTATTAAGGGTAAAATTTTATGCTGCACAAAGCACAAATGGGCATGTATACGGTTTAAAAAAGACTACGAAGCCGCCCAAAAGCCCGATTCTAAATTCGTTTTTCATTGGGAAAAGGTCGCAAAAGTCATACAATGGGCGGGATTTTTTAAGCATACGAAAGGGATTTTAGCCGGAGACCCGATCGAATTACATATAACGCAGCTTTTTATTGTGGCGAATGTATACGGTTTTTATTACCGTGATACCGGTTACCGCCGCTTTCAAAAATTCTATTATCAGGTAGCCCGCAAAAACGCCAAGTCTCAATTATTGGCCGTGCTGCTCACTTATGAATTAATGGTATTCCTAGACGGCAAAATGGCCGAGGTTTATTGCGCCGCTACCAAGAGGGAACAGGCAAATATAGTTTACGGCGAGATATTGGCTATTTTGAGTAATTGCGCCCCGCTGGCTAACCGGTGGAAAGAAGCTTACCACCGAATAGAACACTTGAAAAGTAAATCATTCTGCCGGGCAATGTCCAAAGAGGATCAAAAACTAGGTGACGGCCTTAACCCGCAGTGCGCCTGCATTGACGAGTATCACGCTCATAAGACGTCCGAAGTATACGACATTTTAGATAGTGCTATGGGTGCCCGGCCCGAGCCGTTGTTAGGGATAATCACGACGGCGGGCTTTGATTTAAACCATCCGTGCTATACGGTTGAATATAAATTAGTCAAAAAAATACTAGACCCGGACGACGAAACCGATCTAGAATCCGTCTTTTGTGACGTCCACGAGCTTGAAGCCAACGACACGAGCGAGGACATAGTTTCAGAAAACGGAAAAAAGATAGCGCCGGGGGATTTAATCGACGATCCTTTCGACGAAAAAACGTGGCCGAAAGCTAACCCGATCGTGAGTACCTATCACGTCGGGCAATCATATTTAAGAAAGAAGGCCGAGGAAGCGAAAGCGGCCCCGGATAAAATGCGTAATTATTTAACTAAGCATATGAACGTTTGGGTAAATCAGCGCGACGCGGGTTATATGCCTTTAATGCGGTGGAACGCTTGCCGCGCCGGTAAGCTGCCCGATCTTACCGGTGCTGCGGCTTTCGCCGGTCTGGACTTGTCCGCCCGCAACGATTTGACGTCGGCGGGGCTCGTTTTCCCGATCGGTAATAAGTACGTAGTAAAAGGGCATTCATTTATGCCCGAGGTCCGCTTTAATGACCTTATGAAAGGCGATCTTGTGCCGTACGATCTTTGGCGTGATCAGGGCTGGTTAACTCTTACGCACGGCGCGGTCGTGAATTATAGCCAGGTCACAGACTGGGTAAAAGACGAGATCGAGCGGCTGGGGGCCTATATTGAGGAATGGTGTGTAGACCCGTGGGGCTCGGTCCAGGTCTCCAATGATCTAGTTTCAGACGGTTACACGGTGGTAAATATCGTCCAGGGAATAAAAACCCTTTCCGAGCCGACAAAGGACTTTAGAAACGAAGTTTTTCAAAAAAACGTGATTCATGACGGAAATCCGATTATTTCGTGGGCGATTGGAAATGCAGTTGTTGACTTGGTAGACCGTAATAACAATATTATCTTAAATAAAAGCAAATCGAGGGAAAAAATCGATCCGATTGCATCAATAATTAACGGACATGTACGGGCAATGGTAGCGGATTCGATAGGCGGCTATAATAATCGGAGTATGAGGTCCTTAGCATGAATTTTTTTCAGCGCGTTAGAGCCGTATTTTCTAAAACCTATTTCGATCAATATCTTGAGGATTGGTACCAAGGTAACGACGTACCGAATAGCTTTTCGAAAATGAGTCAAGAGCAGGCGCTAAGGTATAGCGCCTTTTTCGGTTGTAACCGTGTACTTGCTGAGACTTTCGCAAGCGTCACCATTAACGAATATAAAAAGCTCGAAAGCGGGGACCGGGAGACGACAAACGATACGGGGCTTTTGCCGGTTCTTCGTGTCGCGCCTAACGACGAGACGAGCCGCTATAATTTCCAAGAATGCCAAATGTATCAGATAAACCTCGGCGGTAATTTTGTCGCCGAAAGGTTAATGAACGGGCGGCGGATCGCCGGGCTTAGCCAGATCGAATGGCAGGATTACCGTATAATCCGGGACCAGGACGACGGGCGTATAAAATACGAGCTTTTCGGAAAAAAAGAAAACATTACTTTAGAGCGTGACGAGGTTTTACACATACCCGGCCCGTCGGTTAACGGCGTTACGGGTATGTCAATACTTGAGTACGCGGCGGCGTCGATTCTTTTAGGCAATTCGTACGAGACTTTTGCCCGGCAGTTTTATAAAAACGGCGCGGTGCCGTCGGGCGTTTTTGAAATCCCTAAATTTTTAAAGGATGAAGCGTACAACCGATTGAAATTAGATTTAAAGAAAAATTACAGCGGGTTTATGAACGCAGGAACGCCGATGTTATTAGAGGACGATTTAAAATTCAATCCGATAACGATTAAGCCTATCGACGCCGAGCTTTTGAATAGTAAAAAATTCCAGGTCGAGGACATTTGCCGCTTTTTCCGGGTTCAGCCCCACTTAATACAGCATTTAGAAAAGTCGACTAATAACAATATTGAAATGCAGTCTTTAGAGTTTGTTATGTACACTATGTTACCGCATTTCCGGCGCGCCGAGGACAATATAAACTTTCAGCTCTTGACGCCCCGGCAGCGGGCGGACGGCTATTATTTTGAGTACAATATGGCCACGCTCTTAAGAGGCGATCAAAAGAGTATGTCGGAATCTTTCGCCAAGGGTATACAATGGGGCTGGTTATCGGTTAACGACGTGCGCCGGGTGCTGAATTTAAACAGCGTGCCGGACGGTGACACGTATTTACAGCCGCTTAATATGGTCCCGCTCGGGACCGAGCCCGACGACTCGGGTAACGTCAGTAATTTTGTAACTAAGACTGTAAACAAGGCACTCGAAGAGGCCGCGAAAAAGGGGACTGTATGAAATGGTTAGAAGTTAAAGCGCTCGGGGCAATCGGAGAAATTTACATTTACGGCGAGATCGTCGATTTAAAATGGTTCGACGAGGACGTAACGCCGGTCGACATAAAAGAAGAGCTGGACAAGCTCAAAGACGTCAGTTCAATTAATATTTATGTTAATTCCCCCGGCGGCAGCGTCTTTGCAGGCGTCGCAATTTTTAACGAGCTTAAGCGGTTTAATAAACCTACGACGTCTTACGTCGACGGCGTGGCCGCTTCCATTGCGTCGCTCATTGTCCTGGCGGCTGATAAAGTGGTCATGCCGTTTAATTCTATGTTCATGATCCACAATGTAAGTACGTGCCTTTGCGGCGACGCTCCACTTTTACGTGAGGTAGCGGACAAACTAGACAAAATTACCGACTCGGTTTTACTTGAGACGTACGCCGAAAAGACCGGCAAGAGTAAAGACGAGCTGAGGGGAATGCTCGACGCCGAGACGTGGTTAAGCGCCGAGGAAGCGGTCGATCTCGGTTTTGCCGACGTGCTCGAAAAAGAACAGAAGATCGCCGCCTGCTATTCCGGCGATAATGTGAAATTCAAAAATGTAGAGGTTCATTTGAACAAATTTAAGACTTTCCCGAAGTCTAAATTTACTGAACACAAACCAAAACCCAAAACATTATCTCTTAAACAGCGCCACGAGCATAATATTTCAGTGCTTACGGCCCAAATTTAACCAAAGGAGTAAAAAGAGATGGATTACAAAAAACTGATAGCGGCTCAGCTCGCAATTATGACGGCGCTGTTTGAAACCGCTGAAAAAGAAAGCCGGGAATATACCGACGAAGAGCAGGCAAAATACGACGCCGCAAAAGCGGAGTGTGAGCGCTTGCAAGCCGCCAAAAAAGAGGCCGACGAGCTGGCGGCGATCGGTGTCACCGTGGCGGCTATGGATGACGCGCCCGTGCATGAGCCCGCCGCCAATGCCGACGCCAAGCATACAAACGTCAAAGGCGGCAAAGACCGAAAAACTGATCAGCCCTACGACTCGCTCGGGGCGATGCTGGTAGACGTCATTAAAGCACGGCGTCACGACGATCAGCGCGCCCTCGATACTCTTAAAAACGCGCAGGGCCAGGGGACCGAAACCGGTTCCGACGGCGGCTTTGCCGTTCCGCCTAATTTCATGACGGGCATGATGGAACGCGTCGAAAGTGAAAGCCAGCTCGCTTCCCGCGTTACTGAGTTGAGTTTAACTCAGGGTAACGCCGTTTCCTTGCCCGGCGTGGACGAAAGCAGCCGCGCGGACGGTTCCCGCTTCGGCGGTATTCAAGTTTACTGGATTCGTGAAGGCGGATCGGGAACCTACAAGAAAGCGAAATTCCGCAATGTCGACATTAAGCTTTCAAAGCTCGCGGGCTTTGTCAAGCTTACCGAGGAAATGGTCGAGGACGGCCCCTTAGTCGAGTCGTGGGTTAATGCGGCCTTCCCTGCCGAAATGGCTTTTACCTTAGACCAAGCCATTTACAACGGCGACGGGAACGGTATTCCGCTCGGTTACATGAATTCCGACGCTCTGGTTTCACTGAACCGGCAGACCGCCGACGACGTGGAATACGAGGACGTGATCGGCATGTACGCGCGTATGCCCGCAAGGCGCATAAGTAACGCCGTATGGCTCGTTACTCAGGAAATCATGACCCGGCTGCCTCTAATGAATCTGTCGGTAGGTACCGGCGGATCGGCTGTTTTTATCCCTCCGGGCGGGGCTTCCGTTGCTCCTTACGGCTCACTTTTTGGCCGCCCGATTATACCTATCGAGCAGGCCGTAGCGCTCGGCACGAAAGGCGATATCAGTTTTGTCGACCTCGCCGACTATGTGGCCATTACCAAAGGCGGCTTGAGGCGCGATCAGTCTATCCACGTCGATTTCGATACCGACGAGATCGCCCTGCGGTTTATCCGCAGAGTCAACGGCACACCGTACACACGCGTCAAATTGCAGAGCAAAGCAAAGGCGACTTTTTACACGTCGCCTTATATTGCCCTTGACGTGCCCGCGTAAACCCTAGCGCGCTTCGGCGCGCTTTAACCTTTTATTCGACAAAAACCAAAACGAAAAAACCAAAAAACGGAGACTAAAAAAATGAACATACTTTCAACCATTCCCGAAAAGATCAAAACCGCGTCGCGTACCCTTTTTAACGGGGCCGTGACCGGAACCGGTGACGCTAAAGGCGTTTTGCCTTCCGGGTCCAATAGCGTTACTTTCCTTTGCCTCGTTACAATGGCTAACGCCGCTAACCTGGCGCTTTCAATTGTGTCCGGTGACGACGCCGACGGTACTAACCCGGTAGCGCTTACCGAAAATGTACCGGTATGGAAAGACGACGTGAGGCAGACCGACGCCAAGTCGTTGACCGTGGCCGACGATTCCGGCGTTTTTACCGTCGTGTTCAATGTGCCGTCGATTCTGATACCCGCAGGGAAATATATTTGCCTTTCCTTTGCGGACAGTAACGACGCCAACATTTTGAGCGCGATCGCCCTGGACGACACTTACCACGAAAACGGCTAAAACGCCTATTCACCCTTAACACGCGGGCCGCCTGTTCGTTTTGAGCGGCGGCCCGTTTTCGAAAAGAGGTAACCATATGGCAGAAGAAAAGAAAGCCAACGGGGCAGCCCCGGAAAAGAAACCGCCGGAAAAGAAACCGCCGGAAAAGAAACCGCCGGAAAAGAAACCGCCGGAAAAGAAACCGCCGGAAAAGAAGGCCGCGTCTAAGGGCAAGAAAATAACCGTTAAACTCGGCGGCGAAGAGCTTGAAGGGCTCGCGGTTTCAAAACGTAAAGCCGGGAAAATGAATCAGGTTTATGTAAAACTGACCGGTCGGGTTTCCCGGTGGGTTAATGAAAAGGACATAGTGAAATGAGGTTCTATCGACTGAAAACGGCAGCCGGAGTCGAGCCCGTAACTACGGCAGAGGTCAAGTTACACGCGCGGGTTGCTCATTCAGTCGAGGACACTTTGATCGCTCAGTGGATTAAAGCAGCGCGAAAGTTAGCCGAAGACTACCAACATAGAAGTTATGTCGAGCAAGTCTATCAAATGGTATACGACGGCTATCCGCCGCGCTGTTTTGATTTTCCGCGCCCGCCGCTGGTTAGCGTGGATTCTTTCAAGTATTACGATACCGACGACAACGAAAACGACTTTGATTCGAGTAATTATTTCGTCGATACGGTGTCGGAAATTGGGCGGCTTTCTCTTAATGACTCTGTTTACTGGCCTACGACTATTTTAAGGCCCCTAAACAGCGTTATTATTGAGTTTACAACCGGTTACGGTGATGAGGCCGCAGACGTGCCGGACAGCGTTAAAAACGCTATATATCTGTATTGTACGTTCATGTATGAAAACCGGGAAGCGGAAACCGGCACTATTCCGCAAGCGTTTTACGATATCCTGAAACCGGACCGCATGGCGGTTTATTAATGGTTCTCGCCCGTACTGAAAAGAAAAAAAGTCTCGGTAGCCGCTGCCGCCATTATGTGGATTTTCAGGCTAAGACCGAGACGCCCGACGGCGAGGGGGGCTTTACCGAGGTTTGGGCGAACATTTCCGGCGGCGAGCAGATACCCGTTGAAATTTTACCGATCGACGCTAAGCGCCGGGCTGAAATGCGTTCTTGGAACGTGATCGCCACGCATTATATACGCAGCCGGTCGAATATCCCGATCCAGGAAGTGGGCCGCGTGGTTTTCGATACGCCAGGGGGTACCCGGTATTTTTATATTCATCATTTAGAGGATATACAGACCCGCGATATAGTTCAATTTATGATAGCCGAAGAGCGCCGCCCGTGACTGTAATTAAAAGCAAATTTTCACAGCTTACGCTAAACACAAACGAGATTTTCAAAGAGATCGATTTTCACGAGCTTGACAGACGCCGCAGGGCCGCGAAATACGCCGTAAAAGTTATGCGGGATAATATCAGCCGAAAGGGAAGATCGACGCCCGGCGGCTTCCCTGGACGCCGTACGGGGACGTTAAAGCGTAAGGTAGGAATGAGACTCGTAAAGGAAGATAGATCGGCAATTGTAGGCAGTAAAGATTTTAAGGCGCACTTACTCGAACACGGTCACGGCGACGGGAAAACCCGAAATAAACGCCCGTTTGTGGTCCCCTCGTTATTGCAGGCCGAGCCGGGTATAATCGGCATAATGTCGGAGAGCTATTTTTAAATGTTTGAGGGCTCATTAATAACGTTATTGGCTGCGGATTCCGCGTTAGTGGCTAAGCTGACTACTTTCGAAAGCGAGCCCGCGATTTTTTCCAATGCAGCGCCGCAGAAAGCGGTATTACCGTATATCGTTTTTGATATTGATAAAATCGCCGTCGAAAACCTGGCCGCGTCCGGCTTCCTTATTACTTTGGATATTTTCGACCGGGTGGAGTCGGGAAAAACCTTGCGGGAAATTGCGGAGCGGATCGAGTTTGTTTGCGATCGGGCTTTGATTAAAACCGACGCGCGTTTCGGTACAATAAGGCTTTTTTATGAGGACGGGCGCGAGGTAGAAAATAGCGACGTTAAAATAAGGCATTACGTAGTAACTTTAAGCGCTCGCGCCGGTCGTAAAAAATGGGCCGAGGAAACAATAAGCAGATAGGGGGATTAAATGATTAAAAATATTTTTTTGGCGGTTTTATTTTTTGCAGTTTTCGCGCTTTGCGGCGATAAGCATTACCGGGGTATAGTCGATTTTACTTTCGACGTGGCTAAGGGCAATATACCGGGGCACTCTTCTATTAATAAATTCGGCCATAATCCGGCGGTCGCTACCGGTGGCGAGGACGTGTGGTCCGGCGGCGGTACTTATGCTTTTTACCCCGATACGGCTTGCGGTATGGAGCTTGTCAGCGATAGCGCGACGGATGACAGCGCAGGAACGGGCGCGCGCAGCGTTCAGGTTTTCGGGCTCGATAGTAACTGGTTAGAAATAAACGAAACCGTGATCGCCGACGGCGATACCGTGCGGCCTCTTGCTAATAAATATATACGCATGTATAGGGCTAAAGTCTTAACGGCTGGAACCGGCGAGACTAACGCGGGCAATATTGCGATACGAATTGTCGGGGCCAGTGATACGGGCGCGTTTATCGCCGCCGGTGACGGCCAAACGCAACAAGCTATTTACACTATACCGGGCGGCAAAACCGGGTACATAGTTAAATGGTATGTCGCTATGCGAAACGACGATAAAAACGGGCAGGACGCGTCCTTTAAATGGAAAGCGCGGCCCAATAACGGCGGCGCAGGCGCTTGGCAAACTAAAGGCGATATTTCATTAATAAATATCGGCTCTTCGTGGTGGAAATATCCTTACGGTGTGCCGTCGGGGCCTCTGGTAGAAAAAACCGATATTAGAATTGAGTGTTACGACGCGTCGGCGACTGTCGGCGCTACTGCGGGCTTCGATCTGGTTTTAGTGGACGACTAATTTATATGACGCGACGACACGGTATAACGTCCGATAGCTATAATAACCTAGTCCTCGATTCCGGGGCTATTTATACCGGGTTTACCGATTTCGGTTCGCTCGGTACGCTGCTCGGGGCTACGCGTGGCGGCGCGACTTTTAAGCGAGCGCCCACATATAAAGATCTAATGTATGAGGGCATACCGGGCCAGGTCGTCGGCCAAAAACATTTAACTATGTCAAAGGTAACGCTTGAAGTAAATATAATCAGTTTTACCGACGATAATATACCGCTCGCTATACCTAATTCGAAAACGACCGATTCGGCGATAACAGGTTATACTGAAATCAGCGAGCAAGAGTGGGACGCCGCAGCGGTTCACAGTTTAACGAATATCGCATTGATAGCGCAAATCTCGGGCAGTGATAGCCCGGTTGCTATTGTGCTCGATAACCCGATCGCCGAAAGCGATTTTAGTTTATCCTTTAAAGACAAAGCCGAGGCCGTCAGTAAATGGACTTTCTCGGCGTTCTATAAAGAGTCTGTCGGCTTTGATTCTGCACCGTGGCGTATTTACTGGCTGGAGTGAAATCAATTAAAAACAAATCCATTTAATCAAACAGGAGGGTAGTAAAATGCCAAGACATCATGGAATAACAGCGAACACGTATAAAAAATTCGTGATCGACTCTGGCGCGGTATATACCGGGTTTACCGGTTTTGCTTCGCTGGGTACTCTGCTCGGCGCTACGCGGGGCGGCTCGACGTTCACCATTGAACAAGAGATCAAAGATATGGAAGTGGACGGCGCGCGTGGGCCGGTGAAAGGCAGCCGCCGGATCACAATGATAAAAGCGTCGCTCACCGTTAATTTCATCGAGCACTCGTTAGACAATTTTAAGCGGGCTTTGGTGGGCTCTGATTCTGCCACGTTCGAAACAGATTGGGACGCTATCACGCGCGGGCTCGTCATTGCTGACGCCGATTTCCTCGACGACGTAACGATCGTCGGCGAAGTATCGGGCGACGACGACGCGGCAGCTATCAAGCTGAGTAACGTCATAGCCGACGGCAATTTCGAGCTGGCTTTCCAGGATAAAGAGGAAGGCGTACTAGCGGTAACTTTTACCGCTCATTTTCTGCCTTCTGATCTCGGTTCCGGTGATGATACCGAGCCCTGGACGTTCTATTGGCCGACGTACAGCTAAGAACCGTTAAATAACAAATAAACAAAAAGGACAAAAACAAATGGTAAAGCAAAAAGATAAAAGCGAGTACCCGGAGATCCGGCGGCTCACGCGCGCAGACAGGAAAACGCTTTCCGAGCTTATACAGGCTTTTGTAAACCGGTCGGGTAATTCAAAATTAACCGAAATGATACCGGCGCAAAAGCCTGAAACCTCGGAAAGCGGCGGCGAGGCGCAAGAGGAAAAAACCTACGAAATGATAAAGGCCGTATTAACCGGCGTCATGGATTGGGCTGAGGACGAATTAGCTGCTTGGTTTATGGACCTTATAGGCTGTACGTCTCGGGACGAGTACGACGATCTGCCGTTCGATATTGAGGTACATATTATCGACGAGCTGATTAAGCAAAAAGGCTTTTCAAATTTTTTCTTGCGTGCCTCGGAGCTATACAAAAAGATTCGAGGCTAAAAAAGAGTGTAACCGACCTTGAGGACCTTGTACGATTTAATGACCGGCTCACCGATGACGAATTGGATACGCTGTTATATAGCGAGATACTTTTTCGCGGTGAATACATGCTCAAAGAGCGTACGAGGGTACAGCGCGAGCGGTTGACGGCGGCGACGTTCGGCGCTTGGCAAGTGCTCCGGGTACAAGTTACGAAGCCGCCTAAATGGGGCTCATACCTTGATAGTATGGGACTCAGTGAAAAAGAAAAGTTATCGAAAGAAGATTTAAAGCGGGAATCTGATCAAGCAATGGCGAACGTACAAAAGATTGTAGCAAAGGCCGCACAAAATGGCAGTAGGTAAAGAGCTTTTTAAACTGTGGGGCGTCATTGGTATGCAGGGCGTCGAAGCTACTAAAAGCGAATTGCTTAAAATTGACAGGCAATCCCGCAAGGTTCAAAAAGAGATGGACCGCATGGGCCGGAAAGTTACGGACGTCGGTAAAGTATTAACGAAAGCGCTTACTGTCCCCTTGATTGCTGCGGCAGCGGCTACGGTTAAATTTATCGACGACGCCGCCGATCTCAATGAGACGGTTTCAAAAACCGAGGCCATTTTCGGCGACTCTGCCGATGCTATTTTAAAATGGTCTGATAGCAGCGCCAAGGCGCTAGGGCAGACTAAGCAGGAAGCTCTCGACGCCGCTACTACCTTTGCAATTTTCGGGCAGAAAGCCGGGCTATCCGGTAAAGAATTGCAGGGATTTTCAACCGAGTTTGTAGAATTGGCGTCCGATATGGCGTCGTTTTTTAATACCGAGCCCGAGGAAGCTATAACGGCGATCGGGGCTGCGTTCAGAGGCGAGACCGAGCCGATCCGCCGTTATGGCGTCATGCTGGACGACGCCACAATGAGGCAAAAAGCCTTTGAGCTTGGTTTAGTGTCCAGTACTAAAAATGCGCTTATGCCGCAGACTAAAATATTAGCCGCGCAGGCGCTTATTATGGAACAGACCACGCAGGCGCAAGGGGATTTTGCCCGCACGGCTGGCGGCCTCGCAAACCAAAAAAGAATTTTAACGGCTCGGGTTAAAGATACCTCGGCGGCGCTTGGCCAGTTATTTTTACCCGTAGCGTTAAAGGCCGTTGATATGGCCGGGGATTTATTGGAGTCGGTCCAGGGCCTAATAAAATGGTGGAAAGGTCTGAGCGAACAGACGAAAACCACTATAAAAGGCTTTGTTTTATTGGCGGCTGCTATCGGTCCCGTTACTATTGTTATCGGTAAAATAATTGTATTTAGTAAAGTATTAATTCCGTTACTGGTAGCCCTTAAAACCGGGACTTTTGGCTGGGCTGCTGCTATGGGCGTACTCCAAAAATCAGTATTAGGCGTTACGCTTGTCGTCGGCGCTCTAGCTGCCTTGGCATGGTATTTTTATAGCCAATGGGAAACCGTAAGTGTGCAGTTAAAGATTATATGGGCGCGTATGCGGTTGTTCATTGCTAAGGGCGTAAATAGTATTGCGCAGACTGTCGCCGACGGTATGTTAAAAATAGTCGAGTCGGTCGAGTCGGTCGGGTCCGCTATTCCTGGCCTCGGTAAGAAATTTAAAGATGCTAAAATTTCCATTTTGCAATTTAAGGCCGCGCTTTTCCGGGACATAGCGAAGCAAACGCAGTACGTAGGTACGATAAGAGATCAGGCCGAGGCAAACGTTACGCTTTCCGACTCTCTTAAAAAGGCCGTCGCTGACGGTAAGGCAGCTTTAGGGATTAAAAAGGAAACGACGGTTCAGACTCAAAAGCAGATCGACGCTGAAAAAGCGGCGGCCAAGGCAGCCGCAAAAATCGCCGAGGACCGAAAGCAGTTCGACGCGGATATTTTGGAGCAGACCCGGCGCGTAGGCGCTGATAAAATGACGCTCCTTTCTTTAGAGCGCGAAAAAGCCGTAGAGGAAGCCGAACGGCTCGGGGCTGACGTTCAGGCCGTACGCGAGCTATACGCAGCCAAAGAGCGCGAATTATTAGCGGAGCAGGAACAAGCTCGAGTAGATTTTAACGACCGTACACGCGAGCAAATCAATGAATTAAGCCTCACCAAATTAGAATTACTTGAAATTGAAAAACAGGAGATGTTAAGGCAGGCCGAAGAGCTAGGCGCGGGTAAGGACGAGATCAATACTTTGTTTGCACTTAAAGAGGCCGAACTAAAAGACCGGCTGCGCCGGGAGGAAAAGCGTAAAGATAAACAGCTTTTGAGAGAGCGGCTAGGCGAGGTTACGCGGTTCGGTAATCAGTTAAACGGTATTTTGAATAAATTTGCGGATAACCGGTTGAAACGTTTAGAGCTTGACGAAAAGCGGCAGATTGAAGCCGTTAAAAATTCGCAGATGACAGAGGAACAAAAGCAGGCGGCGATACAAAAGATCGAGGAAGAGACCGAAAAGAAACGACAGGCAATGGAGCGCCAGCGGGCGATCCGTGAGAAAGTGGCCGCGCTTTTTAATATCGCATTAAACACGGCTACGGCAGTAATAGAGGCGCTGCCGAATATTCCCTTAAGTATCGTGATCGGCGCTATGGGTTTAGCCGCAGCGGCGGCGGTTATCGCTCAGCCGTTGCCTTTCCAAGAGGGGGGTTTAGTCCGGGGAAGCGAGGAAGGGATTAACGCGCAGATCGGCGAGCGCGGGCAGGACGAGCTAGTAATGCCCTTAGCTACCGGCGTTAACCTTTTCGTGGATTCTATTTTAAATCGGCTTAATGAAATTGAATTCCCGACTTTCGGGGGGCCGTCTCCGGTCCTTGCTGCTGAGGTGCCGAGCCGTACGGTTAATTTAAATATCGGTACTCTGGTAGCCGATAATCGCGGGCTAAAAGAGCTTGAAAGGCGCTTGACTACTATTCGCATATCTGAGGACCAAAGGAAAGGGTTTTCATAATGGCTATTGAGTGGGATATATACTTAGGGACTACCGGCCCCACGGGTAAGCTATCGGCGTTTGGGCGTAAGGTTACGATCAATAAAACCGATACTGCCCGCGAAGAGCGCGCCGCCGACGGTACTTTGAAATACGATTGCCTCTATGTTAAACGTGAATTCATTATTGCATATTCCCACATAACCGAGACCGATTTAGAAACCCTGGATTTCTGGTTTAATTATTTCAAGACTAATAAAGTAGCTTTGCCGCTCTATATGTATACTAGCGATATCGCTTACGACGAATACGAAGTCATACCGAAACCGGTAGACCGTACGCGGGTAATAAAAGGCGCGGATAATCTTTATAGCGGCGTTAAATTCGTGTTAATCGAAACATAGCGGGGTAGTAATATGCGGGGCATAAAGTGGTTAAAAAATCTATTCACCGGGCGCGCAGCCAGGGACGTTAAACATTTAGCGGTAGCCGAGGTCAAGAAAAAAGCCGCTGATATGATCGAGTCCCCCGAATTCGAGGAAATGCTAGGTCATACGCTTAAGCAAAAAATTGTCGGCAGAGTCAATGAAAAAATAAATCTGCCGGTACTGAATGAAGAGCAGGAAGCCGTACTATTTAGCGTCGTATACGACGCCGTTAAAATGGTAGGTGTAAGTTTTATACGTAGTAAATTATAATGCCCGAATTAATTTCAGCAGCAGATATAAAACCGGTTACGACCGAGGAACAGACTTTAGTTAATTACGTGAAATTGTATGAAGGCAAAACGATCGCGGTAAAAAGCGATACCGAGCTAGGCCATTCGCAGATTCAGCGTATCCGGCATTATAGCGAGCAGAAATTTTCAATAGGCGAATTAAAGAAAGCGATCGGGCTTTCAAAGTATAGGGTAAAAGATGGCATTGATCGGCTGGGGTAGACGGTGCCCGTTCACTGTAAAAGGCGCTGAGGTTGCAGGCTCGCCCTCTGGAATGCTTGTAAAATTATGGTTCAAAGAATTCTTAACCGGGACCACAACAAGCACAACTTCTAATAAATTAGTTGATTCTGGCGGAGACTTCGTAAATGACGGAGTGAAAATAAATATGTATGTGGTTAATACCACGGATGACACACACGCAAAAATTACGGCTGTTACTGCTACTGAATTAACTTTGGATACTGATATATTTACGTCTGGCGAAGATTACAGCGTTATAAAGGGTAACGTACCCCTTGAGATGATGGACGCGGACGGAAGTTACCCGGCTTTATCTGATGGCGGCGACATAAGAGTGTCGTCAGATATTGACGGTGATAATTTGCTTGATTTGCACATTAGAAGCATTGTAGTTAGCAATGACCCGTCTGATTCTGTATTAGAGGCCGCTTTTTCTATCAATACTACCGGCTCGGATCAGACCGTTTACCTTTGGTATAATAAAGCCGGAGAAAGCCAGCCCGCGCCCTCGGCTGCCGGTGGTTACGAGGGCGTATACGATATTTGTTTTGCCGGGTGCCCTTTGGATGAAACGTCAAGCCCGTTTGAGGATTGGTCTGCCAACGGTGCCGACGCTACCGCTAACGGCTCTCTGCCGACAAGAGTTAACGGGGAGGTAACGAGGTACGAGCAGGATTTCGATGGTAACGACTGGGCTAACTGGGACTCTAACGAGCTTACCACGGTGGCCGAGGACGTGGTAGTATTCTCGTGCTGGGTTACTCCGCGCGGTGTCGACGCTTATATGCCGGTTCTTGGTTCTGTCGGTGACGGTAGCGACGGCGATTTTTCTTTTTGGATCGATTCCGAATTCGATGAAATTGGGATGACTATCATAGGTAACGAAATAGACGAAGCCATAGAAACTCAAGTTTGGAGTTTGGGCACTCAATATCACATTGCTTTTAGATACCGGGCGGATCAAGACCTTGTGGAGTTTTACGTTAACGGTAGTTCGGTCGGTACTGTTAATTTCGATGTTTCTTTTGCTTTAAGGTTACAAGAGGCGGTTAGGTTAGGCAGAGACAATTTTAGCGATTATTTCGACGGCGAGATCGACGAGGTTTTATTAATTGATGCTACTAAAGGCGATAGCTGGATGACGACTTATTATAATTCATGGGCCACGCCCGAAGATTTTATCGACGTAGGAACGCCGGTTAGTCCGGCAGGGCCGGGAAATCTTTTAATTCATCCGGGGACTACGGGTTTAAACGGACGGCATTTTAACAGCGAGTTGAACGGGGGATTGAACGCATGAAACTACTTATTACCAAAGGTAACACTAACGAGTCTATCGACATTTTCGTACAAGATAGCTCGAAGACCGACGGCAGCGGGTTAACCGGTTTAGTGTATAACTCGTCGGGGCTTGTGTGTTATTACCACCGGCCCGGCGCGGTCGCGGCTCAGCTTACCCTAGCCACGCAGACGGTAACCGGCGCTCATTCCGACGGCGGTTTCGTAGAAATCAGCTCGGCCAACATGCCCGGCTGGTATCGGCTCGATCTTTCCGACGCTATTTTAGCGAGCGGCGTCGACCGCGTAGGCGTCGCGCTTAAAGGGGCGTCGAATATGGCCCCGGTAAATATTGAAATTCAATTGACTAATTTAAATGTTAACGACGGCGTACGCGCCGGGCTTACCTCGTTACCTAACGCTGCGGCGGAAGCGGCAGGCGGTTTGTATACTCGTGGTAGCGGAGCCGGGCAAATTGCGCAGGACGCGAACGGCAGGATCGATGTAAACTTGGAAGCTATCGACGGCAGCGCCCAATCAATGACGGATTTAAAAGATTTTGCAGACGAAGGTTACGACCCGGCTACCAATAAAGTCGAGGGCGTAAAGCTTGTCGATACTACAACCGCTAATAGTGATATGAGGGGGACCGATAATGCGCTGCTTGCTGCCTCTGCTCCGACGAACTGGTCTAGCCTGTCGATTAATGGAAATGGCCGGGTGGGGATCGATTTGGATAACACCGAAGGAACTCTTGCTAAGACTACCGATATTACCGGATTTAACGATCTTTCGTCTGGCGATGTGCAGTCGGCTTGCGACGCTGCTATTACGGCTGCCGAGCCTGTAGACGCGAACTTAACGCAAATTGATGGTGATTCCGTAAACGGTAACGTCGCAACGCTTACCTTGAAACAGCTTGATATACAAAATAGTTCCGGCGACGCGCTGATCGCTAAGTCTACAGGTGGTAACGGCCAGGGCTTGGATATAGCCGGGCATGGGACCGGCGAAGGTATGAGCGTGGAGGGCGGCGCGTCTGGTTTCGGGATTAAGGTTAGAGGCGGTTCGACGTCCGGTAATGCTATCGATATTGAGGCCCCGACGTCGGGCAATGCGATTAGAGCGCAGGGCGCGTCTGCCGGGCATGGTCTCGCATTGGTTGGCGGTGTTACAGGTTACGGTATTGACGCCAAGGGCGGCAACACTTCGGGTGTTGGCGCTCGTTTTTATGCTCAGGGCGGTAACGGTGCCGGGATATCCGCGATCGGTAACGGCAGCGGCGCTGGCATGCAGTTAACCGGGGGCGGCTCCGGCGGTAAAGACATCGACGCTGATGAAATAGACACTATCGATACAAACGTGGATTCTATTAAGTCAACAGTTGATACTAATCTTGATACCACTGTTTCGAGTCGAGGCACTGCCGATCCTGGCGACGAGATGAATTTAGCGGATGACGCTATAACGTCGGCCAAGTACGACGAGACCACGGCTTACCCGGTTGAGTCTGTCGATTCAGGGGCAACGCAGATCGCCAGGACCGGCGCGGATGCCGACACACTGGAGACTATCAGCGATCAGATTGACGGGCTTAATGACCTTTCGTCCGGCGATGTACAGACGGCTTGCGAGGCGGCTATAACG